ACGAGGGTGGAGGCGCGGTAATCCGCACACCGCCCCAGCACGCATCCACTGCGGCCCTATCGGTGACGCACTGCGCCCGCGCCGCCGCAGGCAGGGCAACGCCGGCCAGCAACAATGAGCGGCGGCGGATCACCATTCACGCGCCGCGAACGCCTGCGCCGTCGTTGCGCCGATGATCGAATAAGCCTGGCCGGATGCTGGGTTCATGCAGAGGAATTGCTGACCGGCAGGGACCAGGATCGATGGCGGCCCGGCGATTGCCGTTGCTGTCTCCGACACCCATAGGCTGCCGGTCGACTGGTTCTGGATCACACAGCCATGCCGCCCGCCCCACGCCGGCAGAACCACCTGGGCCGTGCCCCCCGTGGTGATGGTGCCCGAGCGGTCAGCGTAGGTGAGAGCCTGCGGCAGCGCCACGGCTGGCCACAACAGCAGCAGGGATAGCAACGAGGTGCGGGCACGGATCATGAGGTGTCCCCTGGAGGTCAGAAATACGTCGCAGCCACGGTCTCGCCCGACGTGGGCAGCGCCACATAGCGGTAGATCGCCACCATGGCGTCACGGGTGTCGTTCGGATCGGTGTCGCCACCGAACAGCGGCGCCAGCGCATCGGCTGCGAGAGTGGCATACGGGTCACTGAGAGCGTTCGGGATGTCCAGCGACGTCCATCGAGCGATGCCGCGCATGACGAGGTCGTCGTGGACCGCCTGCACTGCCTCCTGGGCCTTGGTGTCGGACGACAGCACCATGACGCCCTTGCGCACGCGCGCCTCGAGCAGCGCCACCATCGCCGGGTCGATGGCCTTGCCGAAGGACGACCCAGCCATCGCCGCCGTCAGCTTGGTGTATTCCTCCACGAACGCCCGCGGCACGGCGTCAGCGGACCAATATACCAACCCCTGCGCATCGAGCGCGGCGTGCACCGAGGCCACCTTGTCCACCATCAACGCCTGGTCAGACGGGATCGGCGTTTCGTCCGAGGCGATGACACCGAGTTCCACGAGTGCCGCAGTGGCAATCGTCGCTACGGGCACCATCTCGGTGAGGACAGGCGAGTCGTTGAGCGGCACGATGCGCACGCCGAGACGCCGGAGCGCTATTTGTGCGATCGTGCCGATCGACGTGGTCATATCAAGCCACCACTACGCTGTTGCTGGGCGGTGCTGCGGTCGAACCGGCAGCGTTCGTCGCGGTGACGATGCAGTCGGCGCTTCGACCAACATCGGCCGCCTGTGGATCGTAGGTCGCGGCGTCAGAACCGACATGCACGCCGTCTATCCGCCACTGATAAGCGTAGCTGGTCGGCTCGCCGGTCCAGTTGCCCATGGTGCAGGCTAGCTGGCTGCCGGACTGGCTGAGAAAGGGACGTCGACGTTCGCCGGCGCGCCTCCTTCCGCCGGGGGCACGTCGCCGGCGCTGATGCCCGCAGCGAGGCTTGAGACGCGCGTCGCCTTGCCGGACGGCGGTGGCATGAACTGCGGTTCGGATGCCGCCTTCGCTTCTGCTTCGCGCCGCGCCCTCAGTGCTTCCGGCGTCGGCGGTGGCCCGCTGGGACTGACCGGATCGAGGCCCATGGCCGCCAGGTGCGTATCCCTGGCCATCTGGTTCTCGACGATGTCCGCACCAGCCCCGCCGCGTGCGCCAAGGCTGGCGTCCTCGTTGAAGTCGAGGATGACCTGCGCGCCGATGCTGGAGGCGGCCTGCGCCTCCCTGCGCTCGGCCTCAAGCTGCGGGTCGGGCGCCACCGCTGCACGCGGCTCCGATGGCGGGCGATAGCCAGCCTGGCCGGGCTGTGGCGGTCCAGCCGGATAGCCGGACTGTTGCTGGCCAGGCTGTGGCGGTGGGAGCTGCGACTGCTGGCTGGGCTGCTGGTACTGGTCACTTGGCATGAGAGGTCTCCTAGAAGTAAAGCCTAGGTAGTAACTGATGATCACCAGTCATGGATTGGTTACGCGTCAGGCTCGGCAGCGCTCCACACGGTCATAATGCCGTTGTCGACTGGTTTTGTCGTATCGACCGTTGGATCAGTGCCAAAGCGCAGCTTCTGCACGCCGCGGATTTCCTCAACGCCAACACCGTTGAAGAAGCCGTAGTCGCGGGTGTTGGTGATCACCTTGGTCCGCTGTGCCCAGGCGATGCCGATGGCCTGTGCGCCGCACATATAGGACGCGCCGGCATCGACCGTGCCGCCCGCCCCAACATCGGCGAGCACGGGCAGTTCCGGTATCTCGCGGATGATGACGCCGTCGTAAATGAGATCACCAGCCGTGAACAGCGGGTTATCGGACCCCCGGTTCCACGCGTACTGCAAGGCATTGATGATCACCGGATCAAGCATGAGATCGCGGAAGACCATCGACGGGCAGAACATCACAAACCACTCTTCGTCATTGTTGATCCGAATGGGCCGGATTTTCGGCGTGGCGGTGCGCGCGATGCGCTTGGCCAAGGTGATCTGTGCCGCGGTGAGTTTGTCGGCGGTGTTGTCGATGTTGGTCAGTGACGTGGCATAGACGCCGGTATTGTTCGACTTGGAGGCCCCGAACAGCACCCGGTCGCTGTTGTTGACCAGCCAAGTGTTGCGCTGGGCCGCCGAAGCTGCCGCGTAGGTGAGCTGCACGTTGCCGTCCGCCGTGATGGCACCAAGGCTGGTGATGATGTCGGCGCGCAGCTTGTTGGCCGCCCAGTTCTTCAGCACCTGTCGGCCGGCCTGCAGCAGATCGATGACCGACTTCTGTTCGTCCCATTCAGACACCGCGACGGCGTGACGGAGTACGCCAACGGTGACGTTCAGCGAGCGAGCGTTGAGGATCTCCTCATTGCCCTCTAGGACCGTATTCCCAGTAACTCCAGCTCCGACCAGATTTCTGACTGTTGGGAAGACCACGGTGTCACCTGGCTTCCTAGTCAAATCCGTTTGGAGCTGAATCATAGCGTCCATTGTAGTGCCGAAGTAGGGCGTAAACTGATTTTCTCTCAAGTACTCGCCATTTCTTCATTGATGCGCGCTAAGCATCAACCGTCCCTATACTATAGGACAGCTTCATGTCGCCATGAAGAGGAGACCATATCATTACCCACTAGGGGCACCGGGCGCTTCGAGCCGCTTGGCTCTACTCCGATCTCTCGGATGGTCGTTGCACCGTGGCCAGGACAGCGGTCCTATGCCTTTGGCTCAGGATTGGCTGCTGGAGCTGTCCCCTGAGTTCACCCGGTTATCGACGCCCATTGCTGGGCGAAGGGGCCAAGTCAGTTAACCCAGAAGTCGCTCTGCCATTGGATCGGAGTTAAGCCCGGTCTGGCCGGGGTGACGTTCATGTCGGCGATGACACGCACTCCTTGTGCTAGGGTTGATTGATCGGATCATCGCGCCCGAAAATGCCCGGCGGCGGCCCTTGCGCCCGATCAAACCCCGGCGGCAGGCGAGCAAGCCCATTTTGATATTCACATGGAACTTGCTATCTGATACGATGGCTAGATGAAATGGAAACCCATCAACGCCACCGCTATTGATGCCTCTTACGTGAGGCGTGTGTTCCTGTACGACCCAGAGACCGGCGCTCTGCTCTGGCGACATCGAGACGATGTGCTGCCTAGGGTGAACAAGCGGTTCGCCGGGAAACCTGCTGGATGCTCAGACGGCCAATACGGCTACATCTCCATCCGGCTCTGCGATCGGCTGTACCAGGCCCATCGACTCATCTGGCTCTATATGACCGGAGACTGGCCCGTTGATCTTGTTGACCACATCGACGGGAACCCTACCAACAACGTCTGGACCAATCTGCGACCCGCCACGAGAGGCGAGAACAACCGGAACCGGCTAACCACCCGAAAGGGCAGGCTCAAAGGCACGCACCTCAATCGCGCGACTGGCAAATGGTACGTTCAGATCATGCTGGAGAAGCGAAATCATAATTTTGGGCAGTTTGACACTGAAGAAGAGGCGCACGCCGCTTACGTCGAAGCCGCCCGCCGTCTCCACGGCGCCTTCGCCCGCACCGAATAGCTAGTAACGCACTGAGCCGCCGCTGCCATTCGGCCGCTTGCGGTTCTGGACAGGTGAAAGCACGTCCTCGAGGCTCGGCTCGCCGGTCCAGGCGCCTACGGTGCGTCCTGCGACGCTGCGCGCGGTGGCGAGCGATGGCTGTAGGCCGGCGGCTGGTGACACTGGTGCCGGCGCCGCCTTGGCCTCGGCCTCCCATTTCGCCCGCGCCTCTGCCTCGATCTTGGCGCGGAATGCGGCCGGATCGTCGCCGACATCGCGCAGCGTGCGCTGGCGCTCCACCTCGCGGGTGAGCCAGTTGTAGGGGTGCGGCTGCGAGTACAGCTTGCCGAACAGCGTCGGATCGGCCTCGGCCATGCCGCGGAATTCCTCGACGTATTGGTTCAGCTTCTCGTCGCCGATTTTCTCGCGCAGCATCATCTCGGAGTTGTTCAGCCGCTCGTTGAGCAGCGCTGCCTGTTGCTGCTGGACGAGGTGCT